TTTGAAAGAAGAAAAAGAAAAAAAGAAAAAAAGAAATACCCGCCGAAATCATCGACGAAAAGCCTGCTGAGGAAGTGCCACAGCAAGCGGTTGAAATCCCGATGGTAGCTGTCAAGACGAAAGAAGAGATAGTAGAAGAAAGGGAAGAAGAACAAAAAGCGGCTGTTGAAGAAAAGGAAACAGTAGTAGAAGTAAAGGCAGAAGCTATTGAAGAACAGCCAGAACAAGTTGCCGAAGTGCCGAAAGTAAATGCCTTTCCTATCGAAAAGCCCAAGAAAATAAATTACCTCAATCTTATGTAGATGCTCGTAATGAAGCTTCCACAAAAGGAGCTGGTGTAACGGAAGAGAAAAACATTCTTTCTCAACCAATAGAACCGCCATTGCAATACCCATCGAATAGTGCTGCTGTTTCAATGCGCTCTTGAAGAGTTGCCTTGATACCTAGTGGTAAGAACTGATTACCATATAGCGGTAGGTCATTGACACAATCTTCAGGGTACAGAATTTGGTCAGCTAGTTGCATCTTGGCACATGCACTCTCACCCGGAATTTGTTCTACGTTGAACTTGTAGTCTTTGTCTAGTCCAAACTGGTCTTTTGTGTTATGTAGAACTTGGAATAGTTTCTTTGCAAATTCCTTGCCTTCCTCTGTGTAGTGCGTATTCTCAAACTCATCTTGCTCTGTGTAGCCGAAGTGTTTTAGTGTTTCGTATACGCCAGTAAAGCCAATTGTGGAGTAGCAGAACTTAGGGTCAACAAGTCCATGTGAGAATTGAGGCATAAGTCCCTTTTCCACATTACGCATTATAATTGAGCGCTGTACATCAAGCACCTTACAATCTAGTTCTACTAAGTTTTTAAGTCTAACTAGATAGTCTTGTTCATCCTTTGATTCATATGCAAGGCGCGCAAGGTTGATAGCACTTACTTTCATAGAACCTACTTTTAGCGCAGTACCACCAATTGAGTTGAAGTAAGAGTCGTCAATTTGTGACTTTAGTCGGCAACAGTTAGATAGACTTGTAACAGAGTCATCAATAAAGAAGTTACTGTCAGTCCATTTTCTATTGTGTTTGCTACACCAGCGCGCGAATGGCTCATCGATGAATTTGCCGTTTTGGCGCAGTAGTGCCATTGTAAGAACTGGGAACGTCATCATGTTGTGCGCACGAATTTCACTAACTGTTTCCATGAAAACCTTTTGGAACTCTTGAATTTCGTCTAGGTCGTCTACCATGAATGTGCCGTCAGGGTATGTTGCACCACCGAATAGGGCTTCTAGGTATGGCTTATCGAATACGGATACGTTGGTAAATGCGCTCTGCTGTCCATCCCTTAGGAATGGTTGGTTGAGTGCGTATACAAAACGTTGAATTTGTTGCTTTGCGAATGTTTCTCCATGCTCTTTGGTAAGTCCCATGTATCCATTTTGAATATCTTTCTTCCAAAAATAGTAGAAGTATGGAATGATATTTGGAAGTCCAATGGCGCCTGAGGTTCTGTTACAAGCAAAACTGATAAATTCCTTTACGAAATCTACGAATGTTTCAAGGTGCTGTGGTGGCTCACCATTAAAGCCATCAATGAAAAATAGTCCTTGCTCTGCTAGGTCTTTAAGGTCATAAGCGAAGCAATAAGATACAAATGTTGACGAGTGAGCGTCGTGCATATACAGAGCGCGCGTCCATTCTTGCTCTAGCCATTCACAAGCCGTTTTGAAACCGTACTTTTTATTTAACTCATAAAAAATCTTGTTAAAGGCTAAAAGTTTTTGATGTGCCTTTGGCATTTCAGTTGTCATGGTTAAAATGTCTTTGTGTCCTACGTTGGCGTTACCATCAATAGATGCGTCAGCAACGCTTTCCTTATCCACAAAACCATCAATAAAGTCTGTGTAACTTAGTTGGTCATCATCAAAACCATTAAGTCTTGCCATTTCAGTTCCATACTTGGCTTGCAGTTTGTTATACTGCGTAATAAAATTTTTGTTTAAATGAACATTAATATTCAATACAAAATCTCCTTTAAAGTGAATTGATAAGGTTGTTGGCGTCCATGAAATTTAGAATGGTGTCGTTGTCTGTCACAATCGGCATTTCCATTATGTTATGCGCCTGCGCGAATTCAATCGCTTTATCCCCCTCTATGTAGTTATAACTTATGTTTTTACTATCTAGTTTTGCCTTCAGTACATTGCACTTAGGGCAACCCGTTGAATATAACGTTATCATCATGTGTTCCTTTCGTGGTACGAAGCGTACGAAAAAATCATGGACAAAGGATTAATTTTCCCTTGCCCTATTAAGTGATTTTTCGTTAGGCTTTCTATGAATTTTCGGTATCTAGCTCGCGCGCTCTTGTAGTCACTACACCTTTTTCACTAACATTGACAATTTCTTCAATTAAGTGGAATGGTGTTTTTTTGTACTTTTTGCACAAGAAGTTATCGCCACGTCTAATACCTGTTGCTACTATTTTTGTGCCGCGTGAAAACATAGACTTTTCAATTACATGCTTTTTACCATCTGCGCCTACTTCAGATAGTTGTCTATCATAGTGAGTAAATGCGTCACCATATATTTGTACGGTAACTACACCAGTTGGAGTTAGCAATGTAACGAGTTTTTTAGCTTTATCTCTATCCAATACTGTACCACAAATTCTGTGGATACGATATATTGGTATTTCGCGCTGACTGTTCTTTGGAGTGAATGTGTATTCAACGTCAGGCTCTTCGCTTAGGTCGAAGAAGTCGACGAACTCGTTTCTGTCTAAATTCACGTGCGCCAACTCATGCTCGTGTATATAACATGAGATACTATCCATTTCCCATTTGGAATATGAGCCTTCACAATATTTTTCTACAATTTTTTGAATTTCTTCTTCATTAAACTGTATTAAAAGTTCTTCTTGGTGGCTTTGGATATAGTTCTTTATTGGTGCTAGTGCACGGTCTTTGTTTTTCTTCCACGTTGCTTTCTTGAGCGCGAAGCCACTTGGCGCACTTGTATTTGGGGTAAGTTCATCGAGTGAGAAGTTACGTTCCCAAAAACCATAAGCATCGCTATCCAAATAGTAACCTTCATATTCTTTGCATTTAAATTGCTTTTTAGACAAGTATGTATTAAAGTCAATTACTGCGCACTCAAAAGGAAAATTATTTAACAGCCCCTTTTCACTTAACTTGCGCGCGTTTTGCATGTTAAGTTTAGTTTTTGTATCAGAAACTTGAAGTGCGAATTTTTCCGCAATTTTGTATCGTTCTATACCTTCCAACTCATCAAAAGCGCCTGATTTTATTAAGTTAAAAACCTGCGTTTTATTGATTTTTACCTTATTGCAAAAATCATCTAAACTCTTGTAAGGTCTATTACTAATAATATCCTTTACTACAGATAGTCCAATCTTGTTCATACCGCTCATGCCATATAAAATGGAGTTAGACTCAATGTCTGGTGAGAACGTATAGCCAGACTTATTGATGTGTGGTGGCTGAATGTGGATACCGCTGTGCATAAACTTACCAATCGCTGTTGCAATTTTACCATAGTCTACACTTGCCTTTACTTCTTCGTCATTGAGATAATCTGACGAGTCCGCGCTCATGCCACTATCTGCAATTAGACATGCGGTGTTCCATAGTATAACTGGAAATCTAAATGCTAGGTTCATTTCTTGTAAGCCAATGATACTATATGCTAGTGTATGAGATTTGTTAAAACTGTAACCGAGTTGTGGCACAACCCCTGCTCTCCATGCATACACCAATAGTTCTTTTCTCACACCAGCGCGCAGTCCATTCTCGATGTATTCTGCATGGAGAGAGTCAATTTCTTCCATTTTCTTTTTGGCTACAACCTTACGCGCCTTGTCTGCAAACCCTAGCGAGTTACCACCCAACTCTGGCGCCATCAGTAGTTCCATCATATCTTCTTGTGTAAAACACATTCCATCTACAAAACATGGACTGTTTTTGAAGAAATTAATTTCACTTTCCGTTAAGCCTGCATATCTCATTTCATCAATCCAACCATTGATGTTTTGTCTAAAGCGCGCCCATTTTTCGAGTGGTCTTTCGGCTCCGCGCTCTTGTGCCATAAGACGAATTGCAGAGTTGAGAGTTGCAAGTTCATCAACGCTTTTAGGCTTGATAAGGGCGATACCTTGCTGTCCACTCTGCTTTTCCATTTGGAATAGCGCGTTAACTTCATGATTCCATATCATTTCCCACATTTTAGGGTTGGTGCGCTCAAGGTTATAGACGCCCACAACTGACTCATAGGTTTCGCGCAGAGTGGCTTTTGACTCTGCATATCCATAATCACACAATAGCGTAATACAGTTATGAATTTTGTCTAATGCTTCAATGGATAGAACGTCATATTTAATTAATGATAACTCTTCCGCATCATGCAACTCAAAAGCTGTAATAATTTCCCCATTCTTTGTGCGCATGAGGGCAGCATTGGTTGTGAATGGTTCGTCTACGAATACTACTCCACCTGCGTGGATACCCATTCCGCTGATAAGTCCTTCGATGCCTTTGGCTACTTCCCATAACTCTGGGTTTTTGTTCATTTCTGATACAAAAACTCTATTAGGACGAATACCTTTATCTTTGTCACCATAGTACGACTCATGTAACGTACGCAGAATACCTCTCTCTGCCTCAATTAGAGAAGCATAGTATTGTGCCTCATCTACATCCATACCCAGTCCGCGCGCTGCTGTAAGCAATGCAGATTTAGACTTCTCGGTACGCAGTGTTAGTACGTTAGCTACCCTATCTTCACCGTATAGCTCCCTAAAGTGGTGCATAACCGCCGTACGCTTCTGTCCTTCGATATCGAGGTCCACGTCCAAGACGGTTACACGTTCAGGGTTAAGGAATCTCCAACGCTTGGTTTGGGACTCTTCGCGCAGAGGATTTATCTGTGTGATGCCTAGTAGATATAGCAATACAAAACCGATACCACTACCTCTACCTGCGCCCACAAGTGAACCTGCTTCCCAACAACCATCTACAATACCTTGTAAGTTCAGAAAATACTTACTCCAACGCACATTGTTAATTTCTGAACTATCCCATGTGCTTTTCAGACACTCGTTCACTTCATTCAATGTGCGCGCATCTTGTAGCTGAACATTACTTGCAAGTCTTTCCATTATAAGTTCTGCAAGCAACTTATCACTCTCTTCCGACTTCAAAAACGTATCCAACATTGGTGCTTGAGCAATAAATTTTTGTTTTAAATTTTCATCTATTGCGTTGGCTGTTTTCCATTGTAATTGAGGAATTTTTAAAGGTTTTACGAGAGAATAGTTTTCACAACTATCCGCAATTTTTTGGATATTGGTAAATGCGATTTCTAGTTCATCTACTGTTAAGTCGTTTTTTAAAAGTTCTCTAACTTCCTCGTCGCTCATAAGATATGTGTAAGCGTAAAACGCGTCAACTTCGCGCTCTCCATTTTCTGCATTTAGAAACGCTTTATGCACGTTTCTGTCTTTTGCAAGAGGATAGTGTGCATCGTTAGTAATAACGTATGGCGTATTGGTTGCATGTGCTAACTCAACTATAGCCTTATTCACAAAGTGTTGCTCGGTGTAGTCTGCGGGCTGAAGTTCTAGGTAGAAATTACCCTCACCAAACACTTCTTTCTTACTCTCAATCCACGAGCGCGCGGTCGACATATATTCTTCACGCGTAACACCAAACTCTTCGCCCTTTAAAATAATTTGTGGTAGTGTTCCACCGAGACACGCCGTCATACCAATAACATGACCTCTATCTTGCTCAATAACTTCTTTTAGGTCGCGCGCTCTTGTAGGCACTCTTAACATTCCTCGTGAGTTATAACTTCCAAGCCATGCTCTACTTGAAATTTCTCTAATTTGACGGTGTCCAATTTCATCTTTTGCAAGCAATATAAAATGGGGATAACCTTTTATCAATTCAGCAAACTTCTCATCTTCCATATCGTCTACCAAATAAATCTCGTTACCCCTAATAAGTTTAAAGTCAGGATTATTCTCTTTTATCTTGTCATAATACTTCTCTGCCTTTAGCGCACTTGAAACAGACTCGTGTTCTGTGATTGCTACACACTTATGACCTAGCGAAATTGCCGTATCAATCAAAGAGGGGATAGTGTTAATACTATCCCTCAATCTTAGGTTGCTCATATCTGTGTGGTTGTGTAAAGAACCTATGTATTTCATTAAAACTCCTTAAATTTATTGATATTTCTTATTAATTAATTATACCATAAAATATTATTTTTTAAAAGTTCTAAAACTCCCATCTTGGTTTTGAAATTTTGGTTTCTAGTTCGTAGTCATCAACAAAAATTTGGGGTGTGTAAGTGCCTAGCCACTCGTTTACGTTTGTGCGCCCAATTACGTTGATGGTGTGTTTGGATACGTCAATTCCTTCTAACTCTTTGATAAAGTCGTGCGCCTTGAAGAACATGTAGGCAATGCCGTTGTGCATAACTTTGACGGTGTCTTGTGACTTACCCATTATGGTATAGTTATCTAGGCTAATGTTTTTGACAAGTACAACAGGCTCGTCGTTTTGCTGACCCCACGTGTCGCTCCAATCGCTTACATCGTAGATGAACTGCTCAAGTAACGGACTAGCACTATCAAAAATAAAGTTGATGTCATGGTAGTTTTCGTTGAAGGCAACATTAGCTAGTTGTGTATCAGTTAGTTCTTGGAATGTGTCTAGGTTTGAAACTTGTATTCCAATACCCGCTGCATTTGCGTGACCACTCACATATTCTGTTAGGTTTGTATTAGTTAGAAATTCCTTGAAATCTGGCAATGGACTATTGTGTACGTTACGAATACTACCACGCAATATTCCATCGTCTGCGCGCTTTACGACTAGCGTAGGTCGCTTATACTTATTAGCAACTTTCATAGCAAGTAGTCCATTTAATGTCTTTGGTAAGTCATAGGCTTCAAGTAGTTCTAGTACAATAATTTTATGCGCCAAAAGTTCTTTCTGCTCAACAATCATGTCAATGGCTTCCATCATTTTGTCCAATATGCGGTTTTGTTTTGCACGCGCATTAACACACTCGCGCGCACTTTCAATTGAAACCTTTTCAAGTTCACCTTTACACCCACGTTTATGACATTCAACTTCGATGTCTCCATCGTAGAGCGCCAAGAACACACGTTCTTTTTCCTCTTGTGTTCCAACTCTAATCATAGCATTGATAAGTGGAACTATATAAAAGGCAATTGTAATTGGAGTGAAAGTGTCTTTGATGGAATAGGCTTGTTTGTTGCAAAGTGCGATAAAGAACTTGTTTTGAATTGAGTTTAGACCGTGACTAATAATGTATCTGTTTTCGAGATTGCGCACGTCCATCATATCACCAATTAAACCTAGTGCGACAATATCAATTAGGTCGTCTACCATATTAGGGATACCTAGTTCCTTACCTACAAACCTAAAGAACTGCCATGTAACGCCTACGCCACTAAGGTTTTTGTTCGTGTAGCGGTCTGAAAGTTGGTTGTTGATGATAACTGCATAGTCACTAAATTGCGCATCTTCGTTCTTTTCGTGGTGGTCTAAAACTAATACACGGCTTCCATGAGCGCCCAGTCGTTCGTGGTACTCATAGTCGTTAGTAGACGCATCGGGCAGTATAACTACATCGTAATTTCCGGCTTCAATTTCATCACACACGTCAGATAATCCATGCTCTTTACCCTTGTGTAGGTAGTGTATAACTTCCCAGTTGGATTGTGTTGCCTGCGCCATTCTCTCAAGTCCAACTCTAGCCACTGTCGCGCTCGTGTAACCATCTACGTCGCAATCTACAACCAATGCGATTTTACAATGCTGACCCGCGTACTGCGCCAACATCATATAACCCAACCTTACATTATCTAAGTTTTCTGGCGACTGTAAGTTTGAGGGCGACGGATTTTTAAATTCCTCTAAATTTTCAATCCCGCGCTCGTGTAATAGGTTTGAAAGAAAATTGTCGCTATACAATTCGTTAATTAATTTATACTTCATTTATGCTATCCTTACTCTTTTCTGTAATAGTTGATTAAAAACTTCTTCCCCTTTATCACTAGGAGAGTCTTTATCTTGTAATAGGTTCTCTCTATCATATATAAAACTGAAATTTGCATAGTTTTTATACTTACTACACATATTCCATAGTTTTTGAAAATAGTTATCTTGAAAGTTTTGTTCTTTGTCGAAACATACCACTATTTCTTGTGGGCGCGCGCATCGTATAAGTTTTTTAATGGCAAACTTATTTAGGTGTGAGCCACATATGGCTACCGCGCAGTTGGGTCTATCAAAACTTTCAAATTGTAAAACTGACTTCTCTGACTCAAATATGTAGCAAATGCCAGTTTTGCGTATGTTGTCTTTATTAAAATTCAAGCCATATAGGTTCAAACTCAAAGGGTGTGCATAAAACTTGCCCTCAATTTTAACAGGCGTATACTTACCCACGTTCTCAACTTCCCAATCGTCGAGCGCGCGACCTCGAATACCAACTAAGTTCCCATTCTCATCGTAATGCGGTATCACAATTTTATTTTGCGCAATTGAAAACAATATACCAAACTTATCCATTGCTTGTTTTGAAATTCTGTCCTTTAGCCATATTGGTGGATAAAGTTTCACAAAACAATCCAACAAATTATGACTTATTTTGTCGAGCGCGCGCTCATGTGAGCCTTCTTGATAGCGGTCACGAATTGGCTCGTATCGGTCATGGGTTTCCAAGTCAGGGTTGTAGTTACTGCAATTGACAACTACCTCATAAATATCTTCATACCAATTGTAACTGATATTTCTAACAGTATAATAGTTTTGCAGAAACTTAAAAATTGACATGCCACCGCAATGAGTATAACAATAAAAAAACTTATTGTCTTTGTACCAATATAATTTACGCGAACACTCATCTAAATTTGTATTATGACAAGCTGTGGCGCATATAATATATTCGTCAAATTCCTCGTATGGCACATTTAACTTATTTAACAATAATTTAATTTTATCATTATCTAATTGTTCAAGTAATTTCTTATAATTCATTTTGCGCCTTTAGTCTATTATTCAAATCTACTACCATAGACTGATATTCTTGTTCTTCTTTATCTTCCCAACTTTTAACTTCATATACCCCATACTTATAAAAATTCTCAATTGGATTGAGTCCCGCATCAGTTATAAAAAGGTCTGTTTTGCGCATTGTTGCATAGTCAAACTGTGACCATATTTTAACTTGCGTCCATTCGCCACTTCTAACCTTAAACACATCAGTTACTAAGTTTGGCAATCCTGTTTTAGAGTCTTTAAATAGGTTTAGTTCTTCTTGTGTTGGGCGCGCCATAATAGCACCATTATCCGCCTTGTTGATAATGGCTCTACTACCTGCAAATGAGCTTTCGTTACGCACGCCTCTATCGTCATCGCCCTTGGCATTGAGCTGTGTTGAAGTGAACATGGCGACGTTTAGCTCCACCGCTAAATCCTTCAACGCGGTCGAAAGCATAAGCAGCACCTCATCGTTCCTCAGTGCAAACCCACGAAACTCACCCAAAAGCGCGGGACCGATGAATATGTAGTCATAAAACACGCACGTAATGTCATGTGTCAGGCAGTTCTCGCGCACGAGTGTTTTGATGAGTTCTATGGTAGGGTTTGGAACTTTAACCAAAATTAAATTGTTCTTAAAGTGTTCCAAAATTTCAATGCCTTGATTTAAAACTTCGCGCTCTAGGTCACTAAAGTTCGCATATCTAAACTTACCCTCATTTATACCTGTAATATATGCCAATACCATCTTGCGCGCTTCTGAAAACTGTTGTTCTGTAACAATAAACAGAACCTTTTCGCTACTACCTTTTACTTCCCACTTCTGTGTCGTCCAATTGAACCTCATAGGAAACGCTAGATAACACGCATCGGCAATCGCATTTCTTGTCTTACCAGTACCACTGGCTGCTGAACGTATTGTAAGGGTACCGGGCATTGCCCCATTAATAACTTGGTTCCACATCGCGCCCTGCACTGGCACACCCATAGACTGTTGCTCTTGAATGTCGGACAATAGGCTTTTTAGCCCTTCTGCCACATTCTCAACTTCCACCTCGTCATTAACTTCATACTGACTTTCAATGGATAGTAGTTTGCGCCTTACCACATTAACGATATCTTGGATTGTATATGTTTCAAATAACTGATTAACTTCATATGCCTTTGGGTCGGATAAGTCATCAATATAAATCTCACTTATATCAAACCCATTCTTGCTTAAATCGCGCAGTAAATTAATTTTTTTAAGTTTCGTGTAATAGTAGTCAAAATTATCAACTTCCGATAGTGAATATATGTCTTGCAAATATTCAATACCATTAGAGCGTTGAAAAACTCCTTCTGCCTTTGGATTGGTAGATAGACAATCTTCTACATCAATAGGTTGAATTTTTGTTGCGCCACTTTCATATAGTTTTGTAAGTGCCACATACACATATCGTTCTAGTAAATTGTCAAAATCTGTTAAGTCCAAAGTGTATTTGTCTATATGGCTCAATAGTTGCGGTTTTTTCATTATTGAGCCTAATACTTGCTGAACACAAATTTTGCTATTCATTTTAATCCATTTCTACATCACTAAAATCGTACGTGCTTTTCTTACTTGAGCGCGCGACTGCTTTGCGTACCACGATTTGCGCGTTTTCTCGCTCGCGCGCACATAATTGTTCGTCGATTTGGCTGAGTATGCCGGTGTGGCGCTCTTCCAATTCCACCCAATAGCTACATGCTTGGTTATACACGTACTCTACTATACCAATACCACCATTCGACTTACTTCTATCGCCATTATTGACAGTATAAAACCATAGCAAGGTATAGTATATCCCCTTGTTTGTCATATTTTTCTTTAAGAACTTTTTACGTTGACCTTCACACAGAAAAAAATTATAACTCATTTTAAGGTCGCGCGCAAGCAAGTCATACATGCGGTCAACCCAAAATTGGTCATCACCGCTACTAGAATTGCGCCAGTTGTCATAGCAGTTCTTGTGAAAATAATAGTTTCTTGAAGGCATTATCCAATCAATGCCCTCGCGTGTAGTAGTCTTACAAATTTCTCGTCCACATACACGACAATGTACAATATTTTGTTTATTCGCCATTTTCTGATAGTCCTTTCTATATATATTATATCACAAATTTAGCGAATTTTCAAGTTATATACTAAAAAATAGAGTAGCCGAATTTAGCTACTCTACTTCAATTGTATATTCAATTTAATTGGCTAGTTTTTCAAGTTCCATTACAGCAAAATTGAGTGGCTCAACTTGGTCTTTAGTAATGGTTGAAATTTGCACAGGAGTATGGAAATACTTAACAATGGTACTCATAATCTTGTTGTAGTTTTCCTCTGCAATAGCTTCGTCCTTTTGGTTGGTGATAAGTGTTTCCCAAACCGCTTTTGCTCTACCCATAAGGTCATCATAGTCATACTCTTGGCTTACTTCAGCGGGCACTTTATCAGTTTTATCTACCGAAACAGCACCTAGTTCAACTTCCTTGTCAATAGCATCGCCAATAGCATTTACCAATTCCTCATATCCGAACGGAATTTTTGGCTCTAAAAAGCGGTATCTTGTGCCAGCCTTAATGTACCTAGTTGGCTTTGTGTATAGCCATCTAGTAGACTCCCCATTCTCATTCCATTCTTGTGTAATAATACCAATAACGTCAACAAGCGCATTAACAATATTCTTACAACGGTTGGATAGGTCAGGTTGAACGAATTTCTCCTTTGTGGCATCATCCTCAATTTCTTTGAGGTGCGAAGTCATGATAAGTCCATATCCCATCATGGTAATTTGTACAAGTGTTGACCTAAATTCTTTAGATAAAGTAGACCACCCCTTACCATAAGGAATATCACCAATTTCATTTACGTTGTAGCTTGCGCACACGTATCTCTCACAAAGGTCAAAGGCAATACCAATAGTATCAATTGCCACATTCTTAAATCTTTCCCTAACTTTAGGGTTATTAAGTTGTGCAACCGCTAACTTTAGGTCACCCCATGAGTTGATAGGCTGTACCATAGCACCCGGCAGTGCGTTAGTACCAATCTCTGTTGCACAGATTACAG